CGCAGTTGCGTACAACAGCGCCAACGCAGCCACTTCCCCCGATGGCGTAACATGGACCGCCCGGACGCTGCCTTCGTCCAGCCCTTGGTACTCGATAGCTGGGGAGGTGCTTCTCTATGGCCCCCCCGTTATCAACGCCAGTGGCACTACCCCGCCCCCCATACTCCTCTGTGGGGATACTGGAGGGTCGCTTACTGCCCCAGCCGCAACGCTTCTCTGCGGGGATAATGGGTGCCTACTGGCGGCCTCACCCCCAACGGTCTTCACATATGATCTAGGGAACCCAGTTGTATTTGAGCAATCTGCCCCCATGCCGGGGGCAGTGTTTGGAACAAACGATGCTGCGCTGACTTCCCCAATACCTACAGTTCTCGCAGATACACAGATCGCTACCATATCGCTGACAGCCCCGGTACCCGCACTTGTAGCGAACTGGGGGGGCGCAGTAAGCCTCACAGTACCAGTGCCCGTGTTTGCGTCTGCGTCTGATTGGGGGAGTATGGCGCTACTCACCGCCCCACCCCCCACAGTAACAGCATACATGCCCGCAGCAGCAACAGCGGCGCTATCCCTGCCCCCACCAACCCTAACCTCAGACCTCCTCAGCGGCGCGGTTTTCAGCTTCAACAACACCGCGCCGACGCCGACCATCGAGATCGGCACCGCTGACATCGTACTCGCAGCGCGGGCTCCACATCTATCTGCCAGCGTGCTATCTGGCACGATCATCACCGTCGTTGCAACCGCGCCGATACCCGCTCTCGACGCCACGCTGCTCAACCCCGCGATCATCACCGCAGCGAACTCAGCCGCCATGCCGCAACTCGCTGCGGCGATGGCAACGGGTAACATCCTCGCCGCCGCGCTCGCCGCCCGCGCACCTCGACTGGATGCACAGATACTGACCGGCGAAGTTGCAACGGCTGCGCTCACCGTTGTGGCGCCCATCATGTCCGCTGCGGGCTACCCGGCGTACATCATCACTTTCGCAGGCGCTGCACCGGCTCCCTACCTCGAAGCTACCCTGGGTGCGACGCTGGCGGAGAACTACAGGACGTGGGTACTGAACACTCGCAAGATGGCAATCAGCGAGTACAGTGGGTTCGAGTTCAATAGTTATACCGTGTTCCAAGGAAAGATTATTGCTGCTGGCCCGGCGGGCGTAGTCGAGCTGGGGGTACAGGATACAGACAACGCCGCGCCGATCAATGCCACGATTACTACCGGGCAGGACTCGTTTGGCTCGTCGGTACATAAGCGAGTGCCGCGCATCTATACTAGTGGAAAGATGGATGGCGATATGCGCTTCTCAGCGACCACTACTGAAGGGGGCGCGCGGGTTTATGAATTGCCGTATAACGGTGTCACCGGGGTTCAACAGCGCAGGGTTGGTGTGGGTAAGGGGGCGAAATCACGTATGTGGCAGTTCACTATCACCAATGCCAAAGGTGCGGATTTTGATTTGAATGACATACTTGTGTACCCAGTTAAACTATGGCGCCGCATAATGTAGTACAATCCGCGCATAGGCCAAAGGAGCCGATATGGCATTCAATGACGATCTCCGCGCACAGCAGGATACGGTTCAGCAAATACAGAACCAGGCACAGCAGTATCTCGACAGCTTGTTGGCGGTCACGAACGTCCATTTCTCCGACGGCTTCAACATCGACCAGATGCTGCCATACCAGCTTGGGTTCGGCGGCGCGATCCTGCGTGATGTAAATGCGGAGCGCCCCGGATTCACCCCCAACATCGCCATTGTTTCAGCCACACCCCCAACCCCGCCGACCGCTGCGTTCTCCACCATCACGGATGTTGTGGTTCCTGACCTCGCGGCGGTGGCACCCACACTCGCGTTCCCTACCGCACCCAGCAGTGCGCTGCCTTCTGCCCCCGGCGCAGCACCGGCGTTTGACTCGCCTTCGATACCCACCGCGCCGCTGATTAACTTGCCAGCAGTGCCTACGCTCGAAGCGCTGGCATTGCCAGAACCCCCAGCGATTGAGCTACCAGCCTTCCTGTCCATAGCACCAGATGATGACCTGGTAGCCCCAACCGCGCAGTTCCAGTTTGTCGAAGCAGCCTACGAATCAGTGCTACTCGACCCACTGAAGTCTGTGCTGCTCGATAATCTTGTCAATGGCGGCTACGGCATCGAAACCGCTGATGAGATCGCGCTGTTCAACCGTGCGCGTGATCGTGAAGTGGAAGCGATGATGTCGCGTATCAGCGACGCAGGCCGCGACATGGCCGCGCGAGGGTTTCCGTTGCCACCGGGCGAACTCAGCATCCATGTAGATCGCGCGTATCAGGAGATGCAGGACAAGGTATCCAGCGCATCACGCGACATCATGCTGGAACGCTCGAAGCTTTACGTCGAGAACCGCCAGTTCACGATCCGTGAGGTCAAAGAACTGGAAGGCGTGCTGCTTAACTTCCACAACTCGGTGCAGGAGCGTTCGTTGAACGTCGCCCGCCTCACGGTGGAGATGTCGGTTGTCATTTTCAAAGCGCTGGTGGAGCGATATACCGCTCGCGTTGCTGCTTACCGCGCCGAGGCGGAAGTGTTCTCAGACCGCATCCGCGCGGAACTGGCCAAGGCTGAAATCTATCGCACACAGGTGCAGGCGGTTGAGGTTGCTTCGCAGATGCAGCGCACCCAGGTGGAAACCTACCTCGCGCAGTTGAAAGGCATCACCACATCAGTTGATATTTTCCGTGTGCAGATGGACGCCGCTAAGGTGCAGGCCGAGATCGAGCGCATCAAGCTCGAAGCCTATCGCTCGCAAGTGGATACCTACACCGCGCAGGTACAAGCCAAGGTCGCTGAGTTCGGCATGTACCGCGCCCAGATCGAAGGCGAGACCTCCAAGGTGCAGGCGTTCGAGGCTGAGGTTCGGGCGTATGTCGGACAGGTTAACGCAGCGGATACGAAGTCGAAGATTCAGCTTGGCAAACTCCAGTCAGAGACGGAACAGGCGCGTATCCAGATGCTCACGTACCAAGGCCAACTGGATCAGTACAAGGCAGACGTGGAGCGGCAGGTGCAGTCCGGGCGCTTGCAGGTTGATTACTACAACGCCCTCACTTCCGTCAGCCGGATGGTGAACGACACCACCATCGCCAGAGCGACGCTGGACTCGGACGCGCTCAAAATCTCGAACGACTGGAATGTCAAGGCGATGCAGGTGAATATCGAGCGCGCCCGCGCCAAGCTGGAAGCCACAGTCGAGGCGCTCAAGTTCAAGACCGAAGGGACGCACTACGCGAGCGAGAAGTTCTACGCGATCCTCACCGCGCTGATGTCCACAATCAACACGTTGTCGGTTTCCACGACGACATCTTAGGGAGACAGAGATGGCTACACTTTTCACCCCCGGTGGGCATGAGCGGCAACAGAAAACCAAGCAAGCGCTTGGCGCGATACCGATGTTCACCCCTGGTGGCGCATCCCGGCAGGCGGCAACGGCTGCGGCAGTGAGGCCTGCCGCTGAACTGGTTGGAGACGCTCTTTTCGGGTCGTCCGCCCCTCCTACGCTACCCACCCGTAACACAGGGGGGGCGAGTGGGAGTTGGGATGGGGCCCTCCCCGCGCGCCCCTCGGTAGCGCCCCCCGTTACTCCCGCCGCCCCCGCAGCAGATACCTCTGCGTTGGCAGCTCTCGGTTCCCCCTCGCCTCCCCGCGCGGCAGCACCCGGCATCGGCGCACAGCTTGTAGCTGGCCCAGCCACGCCCAGTGTGTCATCCAGCCGCGACGCGAACGGGAACCTCGTGATCACCAACGCTCCCGGCAATATGGGGGCAGTGCCCTCTCGAACCGCAGCTTCCCCTGCACAAGGCGCGATACTGGTAGCCCCAGTGCGCGACACCTTTGAGAACAAGGCCAAGCCCGGTAGTCTCGCCTCTTTCTTCGGTGCGTCGATGAACGAGAAGAAACTGGCAACTGAGGAAGCGCAGAACATGGCCTTCGCGCAGACGCAGGCTAACCGTAATGTAGAGACAAACAAGATCAACGCCACGCTGTCAGCGGCAACGCAGCAGCGAGCACCCTCCGCCAAAGAGTCCTATGAGGCGGCGCTACTGGGCGAGCGTCTTGCCGCAGCTCGCGGGGCGGCGACGCCAGAAGAACGTAACGCACTGCTTACTGGGAGCGCCCCCTCAACCGCCTCCCCATACAGGTTCATTCCTGGGATGAATCCAGGGGAGGTAATCGCCGGAAACGCGCAGACTGGGGCTGTAACAATTCAGCAAGCGCAGCCCTCAGCGCCCCAACTGCGGGAAGGTCAGACTGGCACCATGTTGGATAGTCGAGGGGTAAGGGTCCCATCGATCGTCGTCAATGGAGTCCCGGTGCCAATTAACTCTAGTAAAGCATCGGCGTCTCGATAATGGCTAACCAAGACCCGCTCGCGCCGAGCATAGGGCTCGACGCAGCTACCCCAATAGAGGGGCTATCTCCAGCGACTGCTAGTACCCCACCGGCCCCGCGCCCTCGCGGGTTGGGGGCGAACCCCATAAAAGCCCTCCCAGTCTACGGCCCCTCAACCTTTGTCGCGGATTACGACCCGTCGACGTTCGAGCCGGATCAACCGCGCAGCGCGCTCCGAGGCGCTGCCGACCTTGCCCTTGAAGTGGGCAGCGGGGCAATCAAGGGGGTCAAGTTTATTTCAGACGCGGCTGGCGCCAGCAACCCGGTATCGGATGCTCTGGCCGGTGCGGACGCCTATGTGAAGGGGCTTCAGAGCGCACAAGCAAAAGGTGAAGATCAGCGCATGGCCGCGATCATGGCTGAAGCCCAAGACGCGGGGGTATGGGATCAAGTGAAGGCGGCCTTTAGCGCGGCGGGGGAAGCGCCGGTACGTTCCGCGCTTGGTGCGCTGGGCACATCGGCCCCTGTGATTGCCACCAGCTTGCTCCCTGGTGTTGGTCAAGCCACATGGGGAGCGCGGCTTGCGACCCTTGGCGGACTGAGTGGTGTGCAGGGCGCAGGCGTAGTCAAGGGCAGCATCTATGATGCCGTCGAACGGCGCATGCTTGAGGCCGGGGCGACCCCGGAGCAGGCCACAGCGGAAGCGAGCAGGCAGCAGGAATACGGTGGCAGCAATGCCGCAAACATCGCACTCGGCGCTGGACTAGGCGTCGCTGCTGGTTCTATGGGCGTTGAGTCGGCGATAGTCAGGGCGCTGGGCGCCGCCGCTGGACGGGAGACGGCAGAAGGGCTAGTGCGGTCGACGCTCACAGGGCTTGTCAAAGAAGCCCCGCTTGAGGCAACACAAGGCGGGCAGGAACAGTTCGCACAAAACATCGCAGAACAGAACGCTGGGTTCGACACCCCCACATGGCGCGGCGTTGCTGGTCAGGCATCGCTGGAGGGGCTGCTATCCGCCCCCGGCGGCTTGGCTGGTGGCGCGCTGGATACGATGGGTGGAGCGCGCCCTGCGGCACCCCCGTCACCCACTGAGGCATCACCGACTACCGCCCCAACCGAACCCCCGGCACCACAAGCGCCCCCCACCCCCGAAGCCGTGTACGCTGATCTGGTGGCGCAGCGTACCGCCGTGACGGAACAGATGAGCGCAGCGGAAGCGGACATCGTGCAGGCGCAGCAGGAGCACGACGCGCTGGTTGCTGCACGTGCGGCACTGGATGCCGAGGCGAAACTGCCTGTTGGAGAGCGCCGCACCAAGAGCGAGCTCACGATAGCGAAGAAGGCGGCAACCGCACAAGTCAAAGCCGCGAGAGCCAGAATCGAAGAACTGGGCGGACAGGTATTTGCGACTCGTACTGCGCTTGATACACTGACCCCGCAGATTGAGGCCGCGCGGTTGGCAGTTTCGCCGGAGCAAGCTACTGCGCCGACGGCGGAGATGGGTGCTACCGATGCGGCGGTTCAGGCTGATCAACAGCCGGTTGTTAACGGCACGGCCGAGTTGGCAGACCTCATAACTAGCGAAACCCGCGACGTAGAACTCCGCCGTGTTGAGATGCAGCGGGGTCAGCAAAAAGAACGTGAGCTTGATGCGATGGCCGCTGCGAGGACTGAGGAGCTAGGCCGCACGCCTGACCAACAGATCGCTGCCGCGCAGGTCGCAACGGATGAAACCCCCACAGCTATGGCCGAGGCGTTTGCCCGCGCCAAGCCGCCAACCGAAGCGGAGCACATTGACCGTGCAGTAAAAGGGGTGCAGGCGGCGATACAGCCTACCCCCACGGTATCTGAGACCCCCGCAGTAGCCGGGGCACCTGAAGCCGTGACCCCAGCGCCGCTGGCCACAAATATCCATGACTACATTGTGGAAGAGATCGCCAAGAAAAAGGGCACGCCCGAGAAGAAGATCAAGCTTGCAGCGAGCATCGACACTGCCATCGCAGACATCACGGCCTCGGCGGCGGCGCTGGCACCTGATCTCCGCCCAAAAGCAATCGCGGCGATGGTCAAGACCCGAGTCGGGGGCAAGGTATCTGCCGATGTGCAGAACGAGATTGCCACACATATTGAGCAGGTGGTTGGTGCCCAGCCAGGGGCGAAGACGCAGTTCTCGAAGGGGGCAGTAGAGGTTGGTGATCTAAGCCAGCGGTCAGCCAGCAGCTTGCGGGGGCTTGAAAAGCAGATAGGGGACGCCTACGTTGACGGACAGATGTCATTTGACGAGTATGCGGACCGGTCACGCCCCGTCATTCAAGCCCGGGTATACGCCGAGCTCCGCGAAAATAAGCTCGGCCCCGCCAAGGGGATCGCGGATATACACCCGGGGTTTAAGCAGATTCCAGTCGGAACTAGAGTCCTCGCAACCCACGGGGCTAGATACCCTGAGCCTGTTATGTCGACTGTGGTAGGCAGCAGGTCAACGAAATCCGCTATCGATGGGATGGTTACTCTCCACCCAAGGGTAGATTTTGGGGACGGTAAAGCGAGAACCCTTACTGCGGGGGACATCAAGCAGGTCTTCGCCCCCCGGCTGGTGGCTGAATCCAACGCCGCCCTAACGCAGGACGAGTTCGAGGCGATGCCACCCGCCGCGCAGGAAGCCGCCACCACGGCGGGGGCGAAGACGCAGTTCTCGAAGGGGGCAGCAGGGGGCGGCGGGTTTGACCTTCGGCTTCCCACGGCGGGTAACAAGCTAACGGAGACCAAGATCGGGGATACCACCATAGTCCTTGATGCGCGCCCGACGGGAGGGGTAAGTATTGCCAGCGTGCGTACCCCACAGGCGAAACGGGGGGTGGGTGCAGCGCGCGCAGCTATGACAAGGCTTATACAGCAGGCGGATCAGGAAGGGGTAACACTCTCGCTGGGGGCATCCCCGTTGGATAAGAGAACACATGGCGGGAAGTTGATTAAATTTTATGAGTCGCTAGGGTTCGTTAGAACAGGGCGGGCTATCAACCCTGCGGGCGACCCTGAAATGGTGCGCGCTCCAAGAGGCCAGCAATCCAACGCCGCCCTAACGCAAGACGAGTTCGAGGCGTTGCCACCCGCCGCGCAGGAAGCCGCCACTGCGGCTTACAACGCCGCCATGCGGCAGAAGGGCGAGGCTCTGCGCCAGCGGCTTATGGGCATCATTGGTGACCGCCCTGAACTCAAGGTAGTAACCTTCGCCGCCGAACCCGGCGGCCCGATTGGCTCCTATACCCGCACTGGCCCGCTCAAGGCTGTCATCTCCATGGCAACCAACGCCAAGAACCTGCTGGGTGTAGCTGACCACGAGGGCTACCACTTCGCCGAGGACTGGCTGCTGACCAGCGCCGAGAAGCGTATCGTCGCCAACGCCATGAAGCCCGGCAAGCCGCTGTTTGAACAGTTGAAGGCCCGACTCCAACAGTACGACCGCGAGAACCGAACCAACCTAACCGATGAAGTGACCGGCACCCCGGCCGAAGCGCGGGCATACGGCTTCGAGTTTTGGCGGCGCGGTGAGCTGCAAGCGGAAGGGCACCTTGCGAGGATATGGCAGAAGCTCCAGCAGTTCTTCGAGCGCATCAGCAACGCGGTCAAGGGGGTGGGGTTCCAGTCGGTTGAAGATGTGTTCGTCGCGCTGTCTCGCGGCCAGATGGCCGAACGCGAGATGGTCGCGCCAGAGGGGCGGGCGGAGTATGAATCACGCGGGGCTGACTACACCCAGACCCCCGCGTTCAAGAAGTGGTTCGGCGATAGCAAAATAGTTGATGCAGATGGCAAGCCGTTGGTGGTGTATCACGGGACCACAAGCGGGGGGTTTGGAGAGTTTAAGCCTAATGTCCGCAAAGGCGAGCAGCTCGGGTTCGGTATACATTTTGCTGAAGGTAGAGCATTTGCCGACCGCTACGCAGCCGACCCTGATGTCGCGCGAAGGGGAAAGACCCCGCAGACGTTTGAGGTGTATCTTGCGCTTAAAAATCCCCTCATAGCGAATAAGATTGTAAGCGAAGGGTCGCCGGAATTTGCGGTAGCAAAAAAGCTGGCTGGTAAGGGGATGTACGCCGTTAAGAACGACGCAGGCGTACCCTCGGTGTACTTGCAAAACATAATTGACGCCACCACACCGCAGCGAGCTGAGAGGGTAATCCGTGAAGCAGGATACGACGGGGTAATTTACCTCGCCCGCATCGGCACCCGTGGGGTGGATGGCTACAGCAGGGGCAACATCACATCAGAAAGCCGGGCGTTTATCGCCTTCTCCCCCACCCAGATCAAGTCCGCCTCCGGCAACACTGGCGCGTTCGATCCGAACAATCCTGATATTCGGTTCTCAGCGGCGGCTACAATCCCCGACCGCGCATCCGTAGCCATGCAGCCGAGCGGGGAGAACTTCTACGGCCCCGAAGCCAACCTATTCCACGTTGAACGAATTGGTAGTATCAGTGTCTACCACGTTACCGACCCACAGACGAACGAGGCTATCGGGTCAGTATCGCTTGGCAGCGTGGATGGGAAGCCGACGATACTCACGGACATCCGGGTGGATGACCAGCGGGCAGGGGCGGGCGAGCGGATACTGCGCTCGGTGCTCGCCACTGCGAACGAAGACATCTATATCGAGAACATGCTTCCGGCGGCTGTTGGGTTTTGGAAGAAGATGGGGGTTGTTCTTGACACCAACTATAGCAATTCATGGGAGCACGGAAATGGATTTCTCAACTACACGCAGTACACCGAAGCCCGTCAGCAAAGAGGACAGGGCGAAACTAAAGGTCGTTCAGGACAGGCTGGCGAAGGAACGACGGGTCGCGAAGCAGGCCGGAGCGCCGCTCAAGATACCTCGGCAGTAGCAACGCGGTTCTCCAAAGCCGCAGTCGAGATGTCCAACCGCAAGGCCGATGGGGGGCTGGAAGCTACCCAGCTTGGTGAGCAGTATGCGCACCTGATTGAATCTGCGAATACCCCAAGCGACATCTGGACGCGCGGGTTGGGCATCGTCAAGGAAGATATGATTGGTGGTGTCGGGCGGTGGTGGACGAACAACATCTCGACGCCGAACTTCATCTCGGCATCCAGCGGGGCGTTCAAGAACGTCTACCAGACGTTCAATACGTACATCCGATGGGGCAAGATTCTGAATGAGCAATTGGTGCGTGAGCGGCTCCCTGCGTGGTACAAGGCATCGGACGCAGATCGCAAGGCGGCGTTCGACGTGATGCTGAAGCGCACCGTTGAAAAGTATTCAAAGAACTCGCAGGAGCTGGCTGACCTGCTGCGCACCCTCACCCCTGAACAGCGCACGCTCTATGACCAGGCCACCAACATGGTCGCTGGGGTGCTGCAACGCCAGTTCGAGAGCCAGAAGGCTACGCGCAAGCTGCAGCTCACCACGCCGGGCGAGTATGAGAAGTGGCTGGCCCGACGGCAGGAGCAAGTTGATTCGCTGCTCGACACGGGGTACGTCCCGCTACGCCGCTACGGCGACTACAGCGTGTCGGTATACATGGAGTCCCCCGATGGCACGCGGGTCAAGGCAGGACTGGAGTTCTTCAATTCACCCAGCGAGGCCAAGGCGGCATCCATCGCCTACGCGCGTGAGATCGAGAGGTCAGGTGCGGCATTGAAGGTAGAGCTAGGCCGCCGCAGCAAGAACGAACGTGATACCGGCGTTTCGCTGGAACAGTTCCTTGGCACCCTGCGGCGTCAGGGCATCGACATCTCGCAGGCCGAGCGTGAGCGCCTTGTCGTCGCCATGACCAACGCTGACTCGCTGGTACGCACACAGATGATGCACCGCGAAGGGCTGGCGGGTTTCTCTACGGACAGTATGCGGGTGCTGCATGAGTTCGGTGTCAATACCACGAACGAGATCGCCTACGCGCGGTTCGCGCCAGTGCTCGACGCCGCGCTCGATGGAGCCGAAGTCACCTCAGACGTGAACTCCGTGACGGGCGAGCCGGTTATCACTATCGGCGAGTCGTTTGGCCAGCGCGAAGACGGGGTGGAGAACAATCTATGGAAGCGTGAAGGCCCGATGTCCGGCTTCCATAAAGACCGTGCCAACGCCCTGGCCGACGCGGTACTGGTGCCCGACCGGCAGAGCGCGTGGGCAACCAAGCTGCGTACCGCCGGGGTGATGTACTTTATCGGCGGCTCCATATCAGGTGCCGCAGTGAACGCGATGTCGATCCCCATGCTGCTGGTGCCGCACCTGTCCATGCACACCGACTACCTCAGCGCAACCACTACGGCAATGAAGTCGTGGAAGGATTCGTGGCAGTATTACAACATCCTGCGCGACATAGACCGGATGAAGAACCCAGACGCCGAGACCGCAGCCAAGCTCGACGCCGCAGGCATCACCAAGGAGATGCGTGCCGCCATCGTCGCCGCAGCGGATCATATCTTCGACACCGAGATTCACATGATGCTCGGTATCTCGCAGGGCACGTTGTACTCCAAGAGCCGCAACCTCCAGCGCGCGGCGGAACTGTGGATGGCGCCCTTCCGCGCGGCAGAGCAGACCAACCGGCTGGCGTCGTTCATGGCGGCGTACAAGATGGCATCGACGACGGGAGTGAAGCAGGCAGACGGCTCGCTCAAGCGGCTGAGCGGGCAGGAGTTGTTCCGGTTCGCCAGCGGCGTTGTGGATGCGACGCAGAACAACTACAACGCCAGCAACTCGCCCGGCATAATGAACAACCCGGTCGGCGCGTTGATGTTCCAGTTCAAATCGTTCCCGTTGTTCATCATCGAGGCAGTGGCGCTGATGCACAAACAAAGCCCCAAAAGCGCAGTGTATATGCTGCTGGGGCTGACCGCCATGGCCGGAGTGCAGGGGCTTCCGTTCGCTGAGGAGCTACTGGACCTGATAGATGTCATCTCGCAGAAGCTGTTCGGCTCGCCATTCAACAGTCGCCGCGCCATGCGCAACGCGATCAAGACGGCATCTGATGCCATTGGCGTAGCCGACCTGTCTGATGCCGTGATGCGCGGGATGATTAACGAGATCACAGGCGTCAACATCGCTACCCGGGTATCGGGCGGCTTACTCCCTGGCACGCGCCTTGGAACCGCTGATACGCCAGCAGACCGAGCGCTATCTGATATTGCTGGTGCGCCCTACTCCATGGTGAAGGATACAATGTCTAACGTTGGCGGGTTCGTGTCCGGTGTTGCCACTGGCGACTGGATGAAGGCGGCGGACGCCATACGGGCTGGTGGTCCGATCGCCTTGCGCAACGTCGTCAAGGGTTCGGAGCAGTTGAGTAGGGGGTATGCTTCCGACACCAAGGGGCGCAAAGTCACTGATGTTTCGACGCTTGATGGGTTATTGCAGCTTACTGGGCTATCATCTGCCAAAGTGACCAACATGCAAGACCACAACTCCATCGTGATTCAGGTCAAGGCGTTCCACACGCAGGTCAGCCAGGATATGCAGGAGCAACTGGTTCGTGCCTATCGTGACGGCGACACCGCGAAGCAGCAAGAGCTCATCGAGTTGCGAAACAAGTGGAACGCGCAGTACCCGAACATGCCCATCATGCCCAACGCTGCGGCGGTTCGGCGGGCGATCATGTTATCCAACGTGCCGCTTGACCGCCGCTCCCAGTTGCTGTTGAGCCGCCGGATGCGCAGTGAGTTCAACGACGTGTTTGCGGAGGAGGAATGAAAATCTGCTACACTATGGTAATAGGAGGCTTCGCATGCAGGACTTTGTGATTACCAGGGGTTCGACCTTTGCGAGAGTTTTAAGATGGGAAGTGGGGCCGTTCGTCCTTACCCCCATCACCGCGATCACTGCAGGCATCCCACCGGTCATCACGGCTGCTGGGCATGGTCTTGTTGCGGGCTGGCGTGCAACGGTCGTAGGCGCGCAGGGCATGCGGCAGATCAACGCCAAGACGTACCCGCCCCGCGCGACAGACTTCCACAAGGTCACTTACATCAGCCCGACGCAGATCAGTTTCAATGACGTTGACGCGTCGGGGTTCAGTGCTTACACTTCCGGTGGGGCGCTGTGTTCTTACACGCCGGTCAGCCTGTCGGGCTTTTCGGCGCGCATGAAGATACGGGCGACGCCCACCAGCACCGAGGTACTGGCGAGCCTCACCAGCCCCGCTGACATCGCGTTGGATGATGTGAACCATACCATCACGCTCACGATTGATGCTGTAGCTACAGCGGGCTATACCTTCAGCGAGGGGGTGTTCGACCTTGAACTGGTATCAGGCGACGCAACACCTGTGGTGACTAAGCTGCTGGGCGGCCGGGTTATCGTAAATGACGAGGTGACGTGGTGAGCGATGGAATCGAGGTCGTTACGCTTGAGCAGGACACGCACGTCATCAGTACCGTGGCTGAGATTGCGGTGGTCACAGTTGGTGAGGCTGGCCCGGCTGGTCCTGCTGGACCCCCAGGCAGCGCAGCGGGTACATACCAAGCCACCTTCGCTTACGGCGACGCCTCGCCTGCCATCGTTGCTACAGTACCGGCGGGCAAGGTAGTATATGAGGTCGAGATAGCTATCGTCACCCCGTTCGATGGGGCGGGGGCGGCGTTAAGCGTTGGGGATGCTGGGCTGCCCGACCGCCTTATGACATTGATCGAGAACGACCCCACCCAGCGCGGGAGCAATACCACCGCGCCTGCCTATCAATACGCATCGGATACCGATATACTCCTGACCATCACCCCCGGAGCAGGGGCGTCGCAGGGAAACGGTATCGTCTTTATTCGCACCAATCCATAGGAGGGCATCATGGGATTATTCAGCGACCTGCTCGGCACAACCCGGGCGTATTTCAAGATCGGCGGCACGACAGGTGTGCGCCTCAAGAACTCATCTGGCGACCTGCTGGTACGAAACACAGCAGACTCCGCCGATTCAGCCATCACTGTCAGCAAGGCGAACGTCAGCGGCGATGTCATTGACATCAACTCAGACGCCGCAGGGTCTGGTGCTGATTGGAAGTACACACTCCAGCGCCCTGCTGCGGGGATGTCAGCGGCGGTTACGCTGACGCTCCCGCCGGATGATGGGTCGCCGGGGCAGGTACTCGGCACCGATGGAAGCGGGGTGCTATCGTTCGTTTCCGCCGGGTCTACGGCATCCAGCCTCAAGCTCGATACAACCTCGTTGGCCTTCGGAACTGCAAGCCCGCTGGCGATGTTCTCGACAGGGGCAGGCGATGTAATTGATAAGGTCGAGGTCATCGTCGATACCCCGTTCGACGGTACGCCAAGCCTGAGCGTAGGTATCACTGGTACAACCTCCAAGTATATGGGGACAGGGGATGTTGACCTGACGGCAGTAGCCGGTACGGTGTTTGAGGTACACCCGGGGCTAAATGCCGCTGGCGCTGAAGCGCTGATCGCCACCTACGCGGCTGGTGGCGCATTGGCTGGCGCAGCACGTATCCTTGTCCACTACGCTACACCAGCATAATGGCGCTCTGGTCTGACATCGTTGGTCTTGCCAAAGGATATTTGATCCTTGGCAAGGCCGGTGTTCGGCTGAAAACCAGTGCCGGGAAACTCGCGGTCAGAAACGCCGCAGACAGCGCTGATGCCCTTGTGGCGATGTCCAGCCTGGCCACCGGCACGCCGGACGGGACGAAGTTCGTGCGGGATGACGGCACGCTTGCTGTTCCTGCGGGTGGCGGCAGCGGAGACGTTGTTGGGCCAGCAAGCGCGACAGACAATGCCATCGCACGCTTCGACACCACCACCGGCAAGCTGATCCAGAATAGCGGCATCACCATTGCCGACGGCGCATCTGGCACGCTATCCGGGACAAATACCGGAGATCAGACAAGCATTGTCGGCATTACCGGCACAAAGGCAGAATTTGACACGGCCTGCTCGGACGGCAATTTCTTGTTTTCTGGCGATGTCACACAATACACGGATGAGTTGGCGCAAGATGCCGTCGGTACAATTTTAACGGATACGGCCTCTGTCAATTTTACCTACAACGACGCCACGCCATCCATCACGGCAGACGTGATATTTGGTACATCCGGCACGACGGCCTGCGTGGGTAATGACGCGCGCCTGGCGGATGATCGCACCGCCAGCGGACTGCGGTCGGCATCCACGGTGGTCAGCGTGTCGTCTGCTACAGCGCCGTCATCCGGCCAGGTGCTGACCGCGACCGGCAGCACTGCCGCGACATGGCAGACACCGGCAGCAGGTGGCGGTGCGAGTGGCGCGAAAATGCCCGTCCGTGTCGCCACGACCGCCAACATCACGCTATCTGGTGGCGCGCCGAACACGCTCGACGGCGCAACACTGGCCGCGAATGACCGCATCCTCGTCAAGAACCAGAGTACGGCCAGCGAGAATGGTATCTATTATGTCTCCACGCTCGGCACTGGCGCGAATGGCACATGGACACGTGCAACGGACGCCGACGGCGCTGGCGACCTGTTCTGCGGCATGCTGGTGGCCGCCAGCGAAGGCACTGCCAACGGCAATTCACTGTGGATGCTGACAACCAATGATCCTATTACCATCGGTACGACGGCGCTGACGTTCAAGTCGCCTAATCTATATGGCACCACCACCAATGACAACGCCGCAGCTGGTATGGTTGGCGAGTATGTTGAGAGCGTCGTTGATGAAGCATCTGCTATATCTCTAACCAGTACTACCCAGATTAATGTCACTAGCATTAGCTTGACTGCTGGCGACTGGGACGTTAGTTGCAATATGCAATTTACATGTACTGCAACTACCAACATAACAGAACTTCGTGGATCAGTTTCGCTTGTGTCAGATACGCTTGATCTTACTCGTGGGAGGGTATTCGATATAAAAACTGCCCCCCATACGGTAATATCTACCAGACACGGTCTGGCTGGGCCAACACTGAGATTCTCTTTAGCTTCTACAACTACTATTTATCTTGTAGCAGTGGCTAATTTCACCGTTTCAACCATGGTCGCCTACGGCATTATCTCTGCCCGGCGCGTGAGGTAAATTTTGACGGCAGCCTCGCCATGTGCCTGACGATCCGGCCATTTGCGAATGCCAACAAAAAGTAACCAAGGAGAGTAGCCGTGATACAAGACCGACGCAACAATGCCGACCTGATCGAAGCCATTGCCGACGCCGTGCGCGGTGAAATTTCACGTCTCACCGTGTCCGCTGAAATGCACTACGAACACCATGAGTTCATCCGCGAGTGGATCGAGGAGCGAAAACGCAAGCGGGAGTGGCGCGACAAGGTGAAGGCACAGGTCGGCGGATGGATGATTATCTCCATCCTCGGCGTGATCGGCACTGGCGCATGGACTACGTTTCAGTATTTGCGGGATCACCTGAGATGAGCAACTTCGACACAGCATTCACTCAACTGCTTGGTTCGGAGGGCAGTTATTCAAACCATCCAGACGATCCAGGCGGTGAGACAATGTGGGGCATCACGATCAAAGTGGCGCGACTGAACGGCTACGACGGCAACATGAAGGATATGCCAGTCGAGACCGCCAAAGCGATTTATCGCAAGCACTACTGGCTACCTGCCTTCGATGATCTGCCCTATGCCGTCGCGTTTCAGGTGTTCGACGGAGCCGTGAATTCTGGCGTGGCGCAGTCCGTGAAGTGGTTGCAGCGCGCCGTTGGCGTAGCAAATGATGGCAACCTTGGCCCTGCAACAATGGCGGCTGTAAAGGCTGCTGACCCGCTGAAAACCGCTGTGCGCTACAACGTTCACCGGTTGCAATTCATGCGCAAACTTGGCGGCTGGGGGGCATTCAGCCGTGGATGGGCAGAGCGCATCGCCAATAACCTTGAGCTTGCGGTGAGGGCGACTTGAACGACCAACGCCAAAGCACAATTCGCCGCAACTTGAACGACATGTTCATGCGCGGTGGCGAAGTGCAGGAGTCGAAGTTTTGGGGCAACCTGTTCAAAGGCGCGGGATTCTGGCTGCTTGTTACACATGCAGAAACGGTATTAAAGGATTGGGCGATATTGGCTACGCTGTTGGTTGTCGGGATTGCCCCCGACTTGCTGAAAAAGATTATCACCCTGAAAATGGGTGGGAAGAATGAGGACGCCAAGCCATGAACCTCGACCTAGTACGCGCCATCCCCACGCAATACATGCTGCTCGGCATCGCCGCATTGGTGGCGGCATCAATGGGCTTTGGCTACGTCAAGGGTGCGCAGCATGAAGCGCTCAAGGCTGCCAAGTTCGAGGCGGCTACAGAGTCTTTAGGCTTGGCAGCAAAGCAACATGCGGAACAGGTAGCCGAGGCCGACAAACTACGAAAGGAAAAGGCAGATGCTGAAAACAAGCGCACTATCACTAGCCTGCGCGCTGATGTTAAGCGCCTGCGCGACGAACGTTCCCGTGGGAACTACGTGCCCCCCGCCCCCACCGGTTCCAGAAGTCCTGAAATCGCCTGTTTCGACAGAGCCCAACTTGAGCGAGCGATACAACAACTTGATGATAGAGTTTCGACAATGGTTGCAAGATGCGACGAGGCAACCGTGAACCTCAACACTGCGAAAAGGTGGGCACAACCCCCGCTATCTGATACCATCGCCCCCTGAACTTAAAGGAGATACACCATGGCCATGACCCAAACCACTCAGCCTGTTGGCGCCCAAGTCGGGCCGTTGATGTTCGCCAGCTCGTCAGGCACCATCCCCGCAACAGGCAACACTGTCATTCTCGAAGTCCCGACGCTTGGCCTCAAGAACATCGGGCTGGAGTTTTCTGTTGGGGTGAATGCGATTGATGCGTTCATCGTGTCCGCGCAGTTCCATCCTGATGGGGCGTTCCAGCAACTCTACGCGGCGGTCGACGCAACCCCAACTGAAAGCCCACTCATCATCGCAGCTTCCGGCACACTGGCCGCGCAGGGGGCGGGCACTACCGGATGGTTGCTGATGGATGTGCGGGGCATCTACAAAGTGCGATTCAGCGCGTCTGGCACGGTGGCGGACACCACAACCATCACGGCTCGCTGTTCGGGTTCGCGGTAGCCGCCCATAAAAATCCCCGGCGCGATGGAGGAGGGGTCATCGGCCGGGGGTAGCGCCACACGGCGGCTACTCTGGTAGTGTAGCAGCTTTGACCCTGGCGCAGGCGATGTCGAAGTAACCATGCTCCTCATCGTTGTCTATGCCGACAAAACCGAACCCCTCACGCAACGCCGCCTTGCCTGTGGAACCTGAGCCCATGAACGGGTCAAGAACTGTGCCGCCCGGCGGCGTGACGAGCCGACACAGGTAGCGCATAAGCTCCGTTGGCTTAACGGTCGGGTGCGGGTTCCTATTGTTCGCTTTGCTTTGGTCGGGTTGCCCACCGATCCCCGAGCCCATTGTCGGTCGACTCGACAATGGGAACTCCGCGAGCCCCTCGTCCCTGTCCTTCTTGCTGGCCTTGGCACAGTAAAAAAACCGCGCCGCGCTGCCCTTGCCGCTATCGAACGGCGTGCGTTCGCCCCCGAAGTATTCCGATTTTCCAGTTCCGACCGCCCCGTCCCCGTAGCCACTAATTTTGACATTGGGGACGCTACCGCCCGACCCGGCGCTGTCCGGGAACATTGCGAGGACTTCCGGGCTTCCGTCGTGAATCAGGTTGGCGGGGTAGCGGCCGATGGAATTCCCCATGACGACGCCTTTCCCGTAAGTGCCGCCCCAAGACAAATTTGCGCCAGAATTGTTATAAATTTTGCCGGCCAGCTCGTCAGTTTCCACACGGCACGCGTCGATATTGAGTAGGGTCGCACGTTTAGCAGGTTTGCGGGCCATTGTTATGGGCTCCAGGGCCGGTTTAAGTGCGCTTTGATGCTTCGGAAATCCGCTGCCGTAGACCCAAGCGATCATGTCGCGGATTTCAAAGCCGGCATCCTCAATGCGTACCGCCATGCGGTGCTGTGTCCGCGTACCGGCGAACGCCAGCAAGTGGCCGCCAGGCTTAAGGACGCGCAAGCATTCGACCCAAATGTCTACGCCGGGCACGTCATAATCCCATTTCTTGCCCATGAAGCGGAGCCCATAGGGCGGGTCGCAAACTATCGCGTCAACGCTGTTCTCGTCCATGCTGCGCATGACTTCTCGGCAATCGCCATTGACCAGCGTAGCCGCTCCGATTTCTTCGATTCTCATTCCAGCAACCCCCCCATTTCTGCATGTCCAGTATTCACACGCCAACACCGCGTTGGGCCTGACGTGTAGTTGGTTCCCGCACCAAGGGTTCGATTGGTGTTGCTGTCTGTCAGCACGCCCATCTTTATCAGTTCGGCCTCGACTTCTGCGAAGTTGAAGTGCGCCCTATCCATGTAGAACTTGATCCGCTTGCGGCTGATGTACAACGTCTTGGTGGCGGGTTCGTAGCGCTGGCTGATCTCGTGGTAGGGCTTGTCCTGAACGGCGGACAGCCCGGCGTTGAGTGTGTTCACTACCAGCCGCTCGCCGATGTGTTCGTTGAGGAAGGCCGCGAGGATGGCTACTGGCCCCACGCGGTTGTCGTCCATGGTGCCGCGCATGCGCCGTGTTTCACTGAGCAGCCATGGGCGGATACGCGACGGGTCGAACGCAATCACGCCCGCCTCACGTGCCAGCTCCCCGCCGAACAGCACCAGCGCCGTGACCCAGCTCCAGAAGCGTTCCTTGTCGCCCATGCCGAAGGCGCGCTCGGTCTCACCCATGACATCGCGGAGCCGCATCTTGATCGCCTCGCGGTTACGCACAAGGTACTGGATGTAGACCGGCCCGGCGACGCCGTAGTTTTCACGCAGCACGTCAGGGATGATCTTGGCGACCCCCGCGAACTCAGCTACCCGTGGGAAGTTGAACTCGAACAGGCGCAGGCTCTCGGCTTCGGCGTTCTGGTTTTCCAGTTGCAGCTTGGACTGGAGGGAGTTGTTGGTTGAGGTGACGAACAGCGTAACCCACTCAGCGCCAGGGCGCAGGGTGTAGTCAGTCTTCATGGATGCGCGGTTCTTACCCGTGGGGATGGAATACACGAGGTCACGCAGGGCTTCGGGCTTGATGGTCGTGGCTTCGTCCATATACACCGGTAGGTTGTAGTGGGCGCCGAGGCGCTGCATGCGGGCCAGCGCGGTGTCGTCGCGCCCCACCCACGCGCCCATGGGGGTGCCATACACCGACGACATAAACCCCGCCATCGTGCTCTTGCCGATACCCGACTCACCCAGCGCGTTGACCGTGCACCCCTGCCAGCCCGCCAGCTTGAGCAGCGGTGAGGCGAAGGCGAGCAACAGCATGAAGGCATGCGGCTCGAACCCAGGGTGGTCAAACACCTCTGTCAGCGTGCGCCATGGTGCCAGCGAACCTTTGGTATGGAAGGGCGCGAGGAACGCTGCCATGCCGTGACTGAAGCCCGCCTGCACCACTTCATTCGGGCGGTAGAGTTTGTCGCCAAGCACGAACTCGGTGTCGTCGACCTTCCAACCCTGGCACTTGAACAGTTGTCGCAGCTTGGTTTCGTTGCGCAGCTTGCGAATGTAGGCGTCTCCGTACATGATGAACTTTCCTTTGATGAGGGGCTGGATGTGGTTGTCGATCAGGCTTGCTATGAAGTCGGCGGGCTTGGCCACCAGCGATGAGCGGATGACGAACTCCTTCCAGCCTTCTTGTGGTAGATGATGTCGCCACCGCATCGTTTCGTAACCAAGCTGTTCATCGTGCGCCAGTTCGACCGGGAAGGCATCGTGCTCATAAATCTTGTGTGTGACGCCATCCTCTTCAATGTAGATACCGCCGTCCTCCCCGCGTATGAAGCCGTTGGGCGGGGGCGGGAGCGTGACGGTGGTGACGACATCAGCGATGGTGACTTGCACTGTGGGCGCTGGAGCAGACGCCAAGGCGGTGCCAAGCTGAACGGGGGAACTGATCTTGCCCGCGAAGGGGCAGCCCGCACAGCCGCCGGGGTTGCGGGATTCAAAGGTCGTGCAGAGCGGCGGCCCCATCTGTTGGGAGCGTATCTGCGAAATCTTTCTGTCGGTCTCCTCGGCGGAGTACCCGGCGTGCCCGTTGCTCCACTCGTGGGTGAGCGCGTCCCCTTCGGTCGAGTGGCACAGTAACTGGACCACGGTGTACCAGTAGGGCTCCGACACGCACCCCTTGGTGTCGCGCACCTTGGCGACCTGCGGGCAGCGGTCGGCGACCTTGATGCCTGAGCAGGGCGGGAACTCGTGCTTGATAGCGAAGGCTTGGTTGAGCGTCTCGGTCGGGGCGGCGGCTGCGCGAATACCCTCGGGCGACGCGGCACCCACAGCAGCCAGCGCGGCGAGAACTATTGAATTGAACCGCCCGAAGTCCAGCGGCTCGGCATCAGCGATGAGTTCAACGGCGGTAGGCTGTTGCGGGTTCTTGCGATTCCATGTGCCGACTGGGCGCAGCACACGCGCCATGTCGCTGGTGCATGCGGGGTCTGCGTAGAACTTGTGCGCGGCGGCGAGGCGTTTGAGTGACTCAGCGGTTTGCTTCCATGCTTCCGGCTGGATGCCGCTTGTCATGACCCAGTAGAGGTGGATACCTCCACCTGAGCTGACACACATTGGCCTTGGTATTCCAGTGGCTTCCATGAACGCAAGCAGCCCATCAACCGCGGCTTCCTGTGAGACGAACTTGTGCTCGTTGCCCGGCTCGACATCAAGGTCCATGAAGAAGGAGCGTAAGACCCGGACGTTCTTGTGCGTGCGCACCTGATGCCACACCTGCCCATCAGGCTTGACGGTCTCGACGCTTCGCTCACGGTAGGCAGCGCAGGCGTGATAGGCATGGATGCCCTGAGCGTCGTAGGCCAGCACTTGCTGCGCGACCTCTTCGATTGACTCACAGACAGTGTTCTTGAACTTGCCATTGACCAGCCGCGCGGCGACGTACAAGCCTTGCGACGGGAGTATCTTGCGTAGGAATTCGATAGTGGTCATGAGTGGAGCCAATCCACCAGTTGAATCCGCTCGCCGATCCAGCGCATGACTGGAACCGCCATCGAGTTGCCCAGCGCCTTGTATCGTGGCCCATCGGCAGCGGGCTTGTTGCGGTAGGGCACTTGGGTGTAGCCATCAGGGAACCCCTGGAGGCGCTCACACTCCAGCACGGTTAATCGCCGGACTTGCATGGCGCTCCGTATGTAGCTTGTTTGTTTCATGCCGGGGGATGATGCAAGTGCGCCAACAACCGCCATTTCGCGCGCTTCATCGCGGGGGTTCTGTGCAAACGCCACTGCCTGACCCTGTGCCCTCTCCAGCGTGTAGCTTACACCCGCGTCGCTGATGCCCCTCCCATTGCCGGAGGTGTGCGCGGTGCAAATAGCAAAGACGCGCTGCTCACTGGCATCGACGCCGTCAGCCCGCAGGGAGTGGGTAACATCAGGAACCAATACCGCCGGGAACCAGTTCTTTTCAGGCATCATCTGCCCCTTGGCCAGTACGGCGTCCAGCGTTTGTGTTACCTGTTCGCCGTTCCAGAACGACGCGACGGCGGGGGGGTTTTCTTGAGCCACGATATTGTGTCCGTTACCATCGGACGGGTCGGGATACCCACGCGCCCCACTACCCCCTTTCAGTGTAGCGGCGGTACTAACGAATGCGCGTGCCCCAGTTACGGGTTCTTGGGGGGTGTTAATCAACCCTCCGTCGAGGTCGAAGTCGGTTCCGAGCCCGCCACCACCTTTAGTGCGTGCGCTAAGGCAAGGGGCAAGGTCTTTCCCCGTTTCTCGGCTCGGCGTAGGATGCCTTTGCAGGCTGTGGCGCTCAAAAAGTACCGCTGCGGCACGGCGCCAGTCTCCAAGATGTCCGACAACGAACACGCGGCGGCGTCGCTGTGGAACTCCAAAGAACTGTGCGTCCAGGATTCGGTAGGCCCACCCATACCCGATTTGCCCCAGCGCCCCGAGGAGGGTACCAAAGTCCCGTCCTGATCCGCTAGACAGCACACCGGGGACGTTTTCCCAGACAATCCATTCAGGCTGGTATCTATCTGCAATAGCGAGGTAGGTGAGCATGAGGCTGCCACGAGGATCAGCCAGTCCTTTTCTGAGTCCGGCAACGCTGAAGCTCTGGCAGGGGGTTCCACCAACGAGAATGTCTGGTTCATAGTCTGGCCACTCCTTGAACTTGGTCATGTCGCCCAGATTGGGCACCCCGGGGTAATGATGCGTAAGCACCGCCGCCGAGAAGTTGTCTATTTCTGAAAACGCTACCGCCTCAAAACCGAGCGGAGACCATGCTACCGTCGCGGCTTCTATCCCGCTACATACGCTGAGATACTGCACCCCACACCCCCTTCTTGCAACACGCCCAGCTATTTGATAGGGGCGGGTTTCAGTTCTTGAAGACGCGCTGCCATCTTGCGGATGCGAGCGCGCCGTGTTGTTGTATCCATCGCCCCGAGCGGGAGTAACCCCCGCTCGATAGCGACAGTCAGTGCCTGTGTGATGGACTCCGCTTGGCGGGCCAGCAGACTCTGTGCTCTTGGCGTTCCGCCAGCAGCCCAGATGTGAATGGTCTGCCGACTGACGCCATACAACTCGCTGAGGTCAACCTTGGTCAAGCCAGACTCAGCGAGTATGTAGGCGAAGTTCATCACACTGCTCCGGGCATGCCGAGCTTCGCACGCAGCTTCTCGGCCAGGCTGGCGCCGGATGCTACGACCTGTGCGGTTGGCTCAGTTTGCACAGGGGCAGCGGGGGCTGCTCCGAACCCTGTTGCCGGTGCTGGTGCTGGTGCTGGTGCTGGTGCTGGTGCTGGTGCTGGTGCTGGTGCTGGTGCTGGGGCTTGGGCTGGGGCTTGGGCTGGGGCTTGGGCTGGGGCTTGGGCTTGGGCTGGGGCTTGGGCTGGGGCTTGGGGGGCAGAGTAGGCGGCGATCAGCGCCATCCCAGCGGGGGACGACGCGCCCACCGCGTTGATGGTTGCCATAATGTCAGCCGGGATGTGGCTCAAGGCACCTGCTGGTGCAGGGGCTGGCGCGGGGTTGGCCGCGGCTTCCATCTCGGCGCGGGTTCGGCGGGCTCGCTTCGGGGGTTCGGCGGGCGCGACAGGCGTAGCGGCTGGGGTAGGGGCAGGAGCGGGAGCAGGGGCAGCCGGTGTAGCAAGGGCCGCGACCATCTCCATGTAGTCGACACCTGTAAGTGCTTTATAGGTGCGCAGCCCTGCGTGCGAGTTTAGTCCACCAGTGGCATCCACGGCGGCTTGAACGTGGGGTTCCAACCCGGCGAAGGGGAACTCGACGGTCGGGCTAGTGGGCACGGCTGGCGCAGCAGGGGCGGCTGCCACAACAGGGGGCGGAACTGGGGCGGGGGCAGGGACTGCACCGAACCCGCCGGTCTGAACGGGGGCTTCTACTGGGGCAGATACCACTGGGGGTGCTGGCGGTATAGAAGACGCGGCCAATACCGGTGCAGAAGGGGCGGCAAGCACCGGTGCTAGAGCTTGTGTGCGTGACTGCGCTACGATGCGCTTTACATCATCACCATTCTTGCGTTCATTGATCTTGACGAACTCCGCTTCAGTCAAGAAGCGGTTGAAGCTGAATTGAAGTACGCCGTTGGCGGTTTGGTCGAAGGTAATGTTGGTAACGAGCGTCGAGATACCATAGCCACGCCCAGTCAGTGCCTGAATGTAGGTGCCCCAGTTCTTGAGTGAGCCCGCCTTGATCTGGAGGCCGAGCATCTTGTAGTTGAGGTCGTTGGCGGGCACGACGGCGAGCTGCTTGGAGTCGTTGCAAGCACGGATTGGCTTGCCCGTCAGCTTCGACACCGCGCTGCCCCATGCGTACTGCGGGCATGTTGCGCAGACAGCGGACTGCGGTGTTGCCACGTCGGCGTCGGGGGTTACGCCGTTGGCTGAGCGGCACACCGGCTCTGCGTGCTCGCCCTCGACGTATTCACCCTCGAAAAAGGTATGCGACAGCGATGGGTTGGCATCGACGATCACGACTTCCAGGCACATCATTGGGAGAGCCGGTTGGCCAGGGGCAGCAGGGGGGAGCATCAGCACGGTTGTTTCGTCACCGTCTTTGATACTGAACTTGTTTGCTTTGATACCGATGGCGGGGAACCCGCCCGCACGAACACCACCAGCGGCGGCAGCGTTGGCGGCGGCGATGGAGGCTGCAACGTCAGGTGACTGAAGGTGAGCCGGGAGTTGCAGGTTGCTGGGGATGACAGATATTGCGTTACTCATGGTTATTACTCCTTGGTTGGGGATGCTGCGATATTTGCGATCTCAAGAAGCCGGTCGCGGAGGCTGTGAACAAAGGTGCTGCCATTGGTGCTAACAGCGCCGGTGGTAAGCATACTGTGGCATGGGGCACATAGGTCACCGATGAATCGGCCTTGGACATTGTGGTTATCACACCCCTTGACAATGCATTTGCGGAGTGGGGGTGGAGGGGCATCAGGAGGAGTCCAGCCGAGCTTGACAAACGCGTTGCGGGTCAGCTCCTCCTTTGTGTTGATGACGTCACGAAGTATCAGTGTGCGCACGCCATTTGGGCCCTCACAAATTAGTTCCCGTGCAACCACGTCAGGCGCGGGGATGGTCACATTGTACTCATAGCCGTGGTTCATACCTTCCCCCTCCGCCACGCGAGGTCTTTGAAAGCGGTGTACTTTACTCCGGGCGGTTGTTGCTGTGCCTCGATCATTTCCTTGACGGTAGTCTTGTTCACCGCCTTGTTGAGCAGCGCCCACAGCCCGGTCTCCGCGATGTGGTTGAGGATGGCTTCCCACGCACCGCCGGCGTTCGATCCGCCGATCAGTGTATCGGGTGGCGGCGACTCAGCCAGGATACGATGAATGACCTGATCCATGTCTTCGACCGTGACGCTATCCTTGGTAGTCCAGTAGGTCATGTGCCCAGTCGAAGAGCTTTTCCACTGTTGGGCACCAGTCTTGATCAACTCGGCTTTGACGAAGGACTCGCACAGTTGCAGCTCTTCGAGCAGCGGGGCCAGATCAGCTTTGTTCTTGTTCTGGATGGCGGTGATCTGCTCATCCAACTCGAAACGACGGCTCATTACCTCATCGAGGTTTACTTCTTCACTCATAATTCCCTCCTACGGGATGTGGATTGTAACAGTTATGACCGACAACATCTTTACAAGTTCAATTTATTTTTGATGCCTCATATTATCCCCTCCCCACGCTCAATCATATCCAGCAGAACGCCTTGAAACTTTTGCCGCTCGACCAGCCGCTTGTACACTTTTCTTTCTATGCTGCTGCCGGACAGATTAACGACGCAGGTCGTTCTTTTCTGGCCGGGCCGGGTAATTCGCCCGCAACTTTGTGTGTAGAGGTCGTTACTATCCAAACACGTCCACCACACCACGACGGACGCCTGGACTAAAGTCAAGCCATGGCTCATCGTTCCTGGGTGGGCCACAATAATCTCAAGGTCGGACTTCTCATCCTCAAATCGCAGAAAGATTTCATTCCGCTCTTTGACCGGCGTGTCTCCGACGATGATAGCTGCTTCCCAATGCTTGTTCAACTCGCGGGCAATCATTGTAGTCATAGAAGTGTAGGGGCAAAAGACCAACACCTTACCCCCCGCCTCTTCGATAACCTCCATCAGGGTTTTCATCCGGTTGCCTGTATCAATCTCATGCGGGGTGCCGTCAGTGTCATAGACACACCCCCCAGCGATCTGAATGCACTTGGAAAGTTTCACCCCCTCGTTGGCGGCGGTGATCCGGTTGCCCTTGACTTCGGTCATCAGGTCACGCATGAGCGCCTTGAGGTGCTTGGTCTGTTCATCGGACAACTGTACGTCACGGGTCTGGTAGATGGTTGGGGGCAGGTCAAGGCAGTCATCCCGTTTGAAGCGGATCGCCGGGCGCATGACTTGATGGACGATCTTGGTTGCTTCGGGGCGTGGCGTCCAGACGTAGGTTGATTGGTGATCCATGACCATCGCGCGGAACTGGCCAAAATACTTGGGCACCGTCGTTGGCGTAATCAGGCGACACTGCCCGTAGGCATCCTCCGGGGAGTTGGGCGTTGGCGTACCTGTCATGCCCCACACCCACCGCTTCGGCGCACCCTTGGTGGGGTACAGGAGCTCGTTGATGTCTCGCCACCGGCCGGTCTGGCGGTTGCGGTACGTCGCCACTTCGTCAATGATAACGATGTCAATGTCGGGTCGCTGCGCCAGCTCCTTGCCGAGCACCGAGAGGCCATCGTGGTTGATGATATAGACATCCGCCGGTTGGGCGAGGAGGAGGCGGCGCCGCCGCTCGGCTGATCCATGGAGGACAGCGAACGTGCGATGGGTGAAGTGGACGAACAGGGTGTCGGCCCATACGCGCTCCAGAGTGGAGAGGGGGGAGATAATCAGCGCTCGATGCCCCGCACCGGCTCGCATGATGAAGTCCATAGCCCATGCGGCAGTCAAACTTTTGCCCATACCAATGTCATTTAGCACGTACCCATGTGGGTTCGACACCATGAACGCAGCAGTCGCGCGTTGATGATCGAAGGGCTGCGGGATGGTTGATTTATCTCGCGGCCAGTCGTAGTAGTAGGCTATGGGCGAGGGCGCTTCGATGCCAAGCAGCGCGAGCCGGATGCCCGTATCCACATCGTGTGGCATGCACACGAACCCGGGGGCCAACTGCTCGGCGGTTGGGATGGTAGCAAGCACGCGCGGGTCATCAGTCTCGATAACCAGAGCGCGCTCGTCGGGGAGGACGGTGATGGTCACTTCGCCCGGCGCTCAATAAAAGTCTGACACTCGGTGCAGCGTACCTTTCCCATCGCCAGGCGGGCTGGATGAATAGCTACACCGCAGTCCACGCAGTTGGTACCGTCGAAATCGGGGTGGTGCTCTGGAGCCTCCTTTCCCCGCGCGCGTTCCAGCGCATCGTGGTTCATCTGGGCGGCGTAGTCATTGGCCACGTCAATGGTGTCAGCCATTGCTATCTCCTGTCAGTTGTTGCAACGTCGCTTGAATCCCCAGCAGGTCTTCGTGCCCATCGACACAGAAGGACAAGCCCCCCGCCTTCTTCACGCCTTCCATGAATAGCACCTGGTGCTTGGACATGCCCCGGTCAGGCTCGCCTCGCCGCCCGGGCTTTTTACATTCCAAGGCGACAAATAGCCCGATCTTCTTGCCGACCATTTCGGGGGTAACGGTGACTGGTAAGGCCATCAGGCGGTCATGTATTCCATGCACCCCCATCCCGCTCTGAACTACGGCGAAATGGTACGCGCCATGCTTGTCGCACCATTGGCGCACGATGTCTTTGACATGGTTCTCAGTGGTTGGTTCGTGTTTCATTGCTTCTCCAGTTGTGAAATTCGATTGAGCGCGGCGATCAACTTACGCCGCAGTCGGGCGTTCTCCCGCAACAGCGCGTGGATGGCGAGGTGCAGCGACCAGCCTTTGTACTTTGACCCTACCATACCTGGTTCTCCACTCGCCTTCATTGCTCACCCCTTATAAGGCGCCTGCGCCTTGTCGCACTTACCAGCTTGGTTCACGTTACACCGTTCGCATGACTTGGCGCCCCGCTTCGGGGATGCCGGCCAGTGGCCTGTCTGGTAACATGCTTGCATCCGCTCCTCATCTGGGATGAAGACCTGCCAGAGATCATTTAGTTCCTTGCGGCGGAACGTCTCATCGCTCGTCTGGCCATGCTTGAGCCAGATGTAGGATGTGGACACGACCTCCAGCTCAGGGAACTGGTGGAACGCAGTCGCAGCGAAGAGCCTGAGCTGGTTGGTATCGGGCCAGATCATGCCGTTCTTGAAGTCGCCAATGAATGCGTAATCCCCATTGATTACCGCTACGTCGTAGATAGACCGAACCCACGCACCGGCGTCGAAGTACCCGCACGGCTTGAAGGTTCTATCAAGCGTGACTTTAAGCTGGGCGAACTTGACCCCCGGGGCGGCGAGGATCGCGGCAACCATAGGTTCGTAGGGGGCGTACTGTGAGGGCAGCGGTGTGCCCTTGCTGATACGCTTCGTCAACGCATCATCCACGAGGTTGCCAGCAATCATCTGCGGGGTCTGGGTGAACTCGATGCGATCCGCGCTTCCCTTCGGTGCGACTGCGTTGTGGTATAGCTGCTTCGGACACTCAAGAAATTGATTCATCCGAGAATGGCTCCACGCGAGGTAGTCGGTTGTCATATACCCGCACCGTTGAAGGAAGCAAGAATCCGCACCGCGTGCTGGGCTTGGAATTTGGCGTCTGCTAGGGCATTGTGCGCCCCTGTGCGTGCCCCGGCAGCAACACCAGGGGCGAGGTTTTTCAGGGTGCGGAAGCAACGGGAATTCCAGAACGCCCACGGAGTGTCCATCTCAGCAGCAGCAAACGCCGCGTACAGAATCGAGTTATCAAAGTCCGCCCCATTCCCCCACACTTTCACCGCATCCAGCCCACAAGGAGCGAGGAAATCACGGAGCTGTGCAAGCCCCTCAGACAGAGGCGCCTCTGATGCAGCGTATTCATCTAGCGCCCGCCGGGCTTCAGGGGCTTGGCGCTTCCACCACTCAAGAGTGCTGGCGTCTTCACGCAGTGATTCCTGCCCGATGGGAGAGAGCGTGATGTATATCTCGCGCCCTAGTCCAGAAGCCCCGAACTCAACTGCTCCAATACTGAGGATGCGGCATCCAGCACGGTTGCCTAGCGTTTCTAAATCTATCATTACGTTGTTCATCAAATATCTCCTTGTTTAGCCGCGTCGTCAATCAGTTCAGGCGCTACCATCGGCAGTGGGGGTTCCATCCGCACGAACTTGGCGCTGCTCGATAGTAACTGGTCAACCCCTCGGTGCAAGTAATCCATGGTGTAGTTGTTGTAGATCACCCGCTCGCCTTCAAGCACGGGCAGTTCGTTCTCGGGCTCGTGGGCATGCACTGGCGCGGCGTTGAACCGGCGCATGTGCCAGATGCTGCCGTTCGGGTCTTTGATCCACTCGCGCTCGTTCTCGAACCGGACGCTGGAACAGACGAACAACTGTGGTCGGAGTTCGGGGTACGGGGCGGCTTTGAGTACCCCCCAAAGCCAGTCGTCAGCCTTCTTGAGCCAGTAGTCCGGGTCTTGGGCGCGGCGGTAGTTTGTCCCCCACCACTGGAGAATCTGGCGGGGGCTATGCGGGGTTGTATCGCAGTGGTCTTCAGGGGCGAACAAGCCCCGCACCAAGAAGCTGAAGTCCTCGTCCGCGCAGTTCTTCAACGCCAGCAGCGGGGTTTCCACTTCCTTCGTCGCCCGGTCGCGCAGCAGGTCTTCGTTCTCCAGCCCAAAGGCTTCCACGACTTCCCTGTATAGGGTGTCACTGAAGCTGAACTCAAGAAACCCATACCGCTCTACAAGATACTCCGCGACGGACGACTTGCCTGACCCCGCGGCTCCTGCTAATCCAATGATAACCATGATGCCCTTTCGTTAACAATCCGCATAGGTTATGCCTATGCCTCCGTCCCCTGCGAGGGGTAATCCAGCCGCCCATTTAGGTGGGGTTGCCAACACCTTGTTCATGTACTGGAGTGCCAACTCAGCAGCAGACTCCTCAACGACACAAGTAACCTCGTCATGCGTCATCAGTACCACATCCAGCTCCTTCGCTATCTCAAGCATTTGTTCCCCCACGATGATTCGGTGGAGGCTCTGGATCAGATTCTCCGTCAAAAGCGACCCATATATCTTGGTACGCGAGCGCCCATCAAAATAGGTTGCTTCTCCGGTGTCTGACCGCTCGATGCCGTGATAGTTCAACTTTAATCCGTTCGGCATCAAAATAAAATCTTTGCCCGTTGTCATGATACCGCCGGGGCCGAACGAAACCACGTCGCCTCGCATCATGTGACCGATGATCTGATCCATGTACCCCCAGAACGCCACGATGGCAGGGTATCGTTGCCGGTAGCGATCAACCAGCCCCTTTGTTACGCAGCAGTGGATGAGCCGGTCGTTCAGGCTCAGGCGTGAGGGCATTTCAGTAACCTTATGCACATGCTTCGGGTTATTCATGAACGAGGAGGGGTCAATCTGAAGCGCCGTCATGTCCGCCGCCGTGAAGACAATCGGCTTGGCGCCAAGCGCGCCCTTCAGGAACTCTGCTGCGGCTTTTAGGTACCCACTGCCGAAGCCGAATGAGAGTATACCTACCTTGCCGACATGCCCCGGTATCTTGTCCGCTGGGTTCCGCTTGCGGTCAATGGGACGGCCATACACCGTGCTGGCGTGCTCTGAATACACGTCGCGGCCTTGTGCGAATGCCTCAACCAGATCATGCTGCCCGGCGGCCCATGCAAGTAACCGCGCCTCCCCCTGTGCGCTGTCCGAGCACACGATGCGATACCCATCCGGCGCGTAGATTGACTGCTTGAGCACCGCGAGTTCGGGGCGGTTCTCGTTGTGGTTGCTCATGTTCTGGAAGTTGGTACCGTCTCCGCCCGACCAGCGAAACGTGTGGGCACCACCGTATTTGAGATACACCGCCAACGGGCCGCGAGAAGCCATGTCAGCGAACCGCTGGGCGCGGGTCTCGACGATCCCGGACTTGATACTCACCCGTGCTTCAGCCAGCGCGGCGACCGCTTCATCCGGGCTTTCGAGCATCTCCTGCATCGCGGCGTCGGTGCGGGCGAAGGCGTAGATCGGCTCGCCGGTCGAGGGCGAGGGTTTCGTCTTCGGTTCAACACCGATGGCGCGCAATATCTCAGCGAACTTGTCGCTGGAGTTGAAGGGCTTCTTGTCGATGCCCGCCCCGTCGCACGCCTTACAAGGCGCAGGGTTGCCAACCACATCGGGCACCTGCCCGCTTCCACCACACGCCTTGCAGGAGTACCCCAACTCGGTGAGCAGGTCGCGCTTTCGCTTCTGTTCGGTGAGTACCGCCCCGCGCAGTTTGACCTCGTTGCCTAGCAGCTTGGGTTCTGTGAACATCCGCACCGTGAGGTCAATCAGCTTCAGCTCATCCGCTGGCATCTGTTCCAGGAATATCTGCGCCAGGTCATAGGTACGCTCGCAATCGTTGACACAATACTGCCCATACTGACGCGTTTCGGCCGCTGTGAAGTCAGCCGCGTGCTTGCCCTTGGCGAATGTCACGTAGTCGCCCTTCATCCCAATGCCGTGGCGGATGCAAAGGTCGTAGAGTGAGTTTCCGGCTTTCGGGCCGTCGAGCACCCGGGCCATTGACAAGGTATCAATGTGCAGCGCCGGGCGCGCGCCGTAGTGCCATGAGAGGATCGCCCCGTCGAAGCTAGAATGGTGGCATGTCAACACTGTGTTCTTCCAATCCACCTCGTGCCGAACGAACTGGTCGAACCGATCAGGCAACAGCCAGAACGCCGGGGTATCGTTGAGCTTGACCCCCACGAGTATGACCTCAAACCGGGGGTCGCGGATGTACGCCTCGGTGGTCATCTTGGAGAGCGAGTAGTCCGCTGAGAAAAAAGTTTCAAAGTCAATCGTGATGCAGTCCATGCTACCCGCCTTATAAGTTATTCCCCGCGGAGCCTGCTACCGCGGTACGGTACATCGGTATGTAGCTGCCGCACTCAACCCCACGCGTCGAGACTGTATAGGGGAATGCCAGCATGCTCTGCCAGTCGCTGGGCGTAGCTTGCGCTCGATAGCAGTGCCCTGCATTCGGGCAAAGCACCTGGGCGCACATCGTAATGTCAGCCATATCAGTGCACCCCTTCTGCGGTAGGTATCAATTTCGCAAGCACTTCAAAGGCTTCAGGCACCAGTTGTGCATCCCCATACATCTGCTGGCCATCCGACAAGAGAACAGCGAACACGAGCCGCCCATCATCCCGCAGGCTCATCGACAGGACATCCCCATCGTCGGTTGCCCAGTCCATGCCGATGTCGCCGTCTTGCTCCCAGTAAAGAGTTTCATTCATTTCTCGCACCTATAATTTTTAAATGCTTTGCACCTGTGAGTTTATTGAAATTATCATAAACTACCATAAACCCTTTATATTTGCGCTTCCATAGTTCAAGTCGTTCTTCTATGTTCACTTTTAATCCTTTCGTTGTAGCTAGGCGTTGGGGGTCACCATCTCTTGAACGGTATCGGTGCATCCCCGCCCCTTGCTATCTTGACCGCTTCGGCCAATCCGCCCTTCGGCTTCTCTGGTGGCCGGAGCCATCCGCCGTTGATTCTGTCGGCCAGTTCTTGCGCCTCCGCTTCGGTCATTCCGGGGTAACGCAGGTGGTATTCCTCGCGCCCGGTGTGTGTGCATTTGCAAACGTGAATGCTCATGTTATCTGTAGGCTCACAGACATGCCACGGCTCTTTTGTGTGTTTCATTCTTCGCCCTTTCGTTCTTTTGCACGGTCTATCTTGCTGCGCACCCATTCGGCACCGCCAAGGCGCGCCAGCTTCTCGCGCTGCGCCACCGTCACCCGCAGGGAGAGCGTTACCGTTTCCTCTCCCTGTTTTACCGGCTTGCGACCTTGACCCCTTCCAGGACCACCTCGCTTAGCTTTAATCACAAATCTACCAAGTTTTCACGGGTCAGCTTCGCGCCCTTTCCTCCCTCAAGCGTGGCCAACCCTTTTACTTCTGCCGCTATTGCTACAGCCCACATTGCATCGTGCTCTTGCTTTGCTTCGTCAATCATTTTTTGAAGTGCGTTCATTTTGCTTCCCCTTGTGCGTTGTCGATGTTGTTATTGTAGTGCGCAATCAAACAATGTCAAGTCTTTTGTATCATCACCACAACGCCCATTCCAGAACGGTATTCGTAATCATCGCTAAACCGTTTGCGCCATGCGTCAAGCTCATCACGCAATTCTGCGTTTTCATTTTGTAATGCCGCATTATTTTCCATTCGCATGTACTTAACAGATAGGGTCATACCTGCGAATTGCTTGGAATAATGTAGGCAATCTGAAGAAACAACCGCCTTGCAAACCGGGCGGTAATACCCTGCTTTAATGCAGACATCGGCCTTCATGACTTCTCCCTCAACACCATTTCGTCAAGCCTCGTCTGGGCCGGGTCTTCAGGTTTCATGCATTCCCCACATTCGTGGTCACTGCATGAGCATGGGCCAACCTGGCTTAGTTTTCGCACGCTGGTCGCCACATCTTCCGGCAGCGGCTTGGTTACGTCGCCGCTGAGAACCCGGTTCAGCGTGTGCCTTGCGCGGCTTTGCGCCCACATCACGAATTCGTAAGGCGATCGCCGCACGTCAGGGTCAAAATCCCGCCATTCTGCCGTGGCAATGTTTTCCAGTTCTTCGCAAAGCGCATCCACCTGCCGTTTGAGTTCTTCGATTTCCTCGTCTCGCGGTTTCAGCATTTCAGCAACAAGCGCCGGGTTCATATCGCCCCCATCGGAGAGTAGTTGCGGTAAACCTTCACTTCATTCAAACAGCCTACGCACGGGCCAACCGTTACCGTCGCAGCGTGTTTGCACGACGAGCATTCGCCTGTGTCTTCCTCGCCACCAATGAGCGCTTCAATGGCTTCGCATCCTTCATTCCACAAGGTCAGATCAACAACCATCACCGCGCCGTCTTCACCTTCCATTTCCTCGCCGTTGTGGAACAGCTTCGCCAGCGTGTTCAGTGCTTCGTCTTTGTCCATTTTCGTTCCTCTCGTTATCGTTAAGGCATAACACGTCGCTCAACACGGACGCAGGCGATAAAGCCACCTGCGCCGGTTAGCTAGGCGTTATGCGCCCACATACCACGGGCGCCCGGACAGGATGCAGTCGGTGTCGTCAATCCGTTGCGCCTGCGCTTGCAGCGACTTCCGCAGCGCGTCGGGCATCTGGTTCAACGTCTGCCAGTTCTTCTCCTGCTTGCAGCCGTCGCACTTCAACTCCCCGTTGCCGAGGCAGTAGTGGGTAATTCCGTTCTCGCTCATTGCGGCCTTTCCTCTTCGTCGAAAGTCATCTCCGGGTGCGGCACGTCGTCGTGAACAACCACCCCGTCATCGTCGGGCAGGTATCGCCCACAAACCACGCACCAGTAACCGTCAGCGCATAACAAGTCGTTCAAGGTTCGCTCCCTTCGGTCGCCGGACTGCCTTCGGCAGCCGCCTTAACTCCGGCGTTTGGCGGCATGAAAACCAACCAGTGGGTCAGCCCCTTGCGCCCTGAAATGTGGCCGAAGAGCGGCTGCTCCGATGTCAGCGCCAGAACCTCGCCGACCTTGATCTGGGTTTCATTCCATTTGAAAATCAAAACACCGTCGGTGGCCAGAACGCGGAAGCATTCTGCGAAGCCTGCGCGTAGGTCGTCGCGCCAGTTGTCAGAGAGCTTCCCATACTTCGCCGCAAGCCAAGAGCGCTGTCCGGCGCGCACCAAATGCGGTGGGTCGAACGCCACCAATTTGAATGCTCCGTCCGGGTATGGCAGCGCCCGGAAGTCAATCAGGGTGTCAGGCTCAATCCGCAGCGTTCGCGTGCCGCGGGCATTCCCGTGCGAACGGTCGGTCACGGTCAGCGTCTCGCTTCTGCGGTCGCCGAACACCACGTCCGGGTGCTGCTTGTCGAGCCACATCATGCGGCCGCCGCAGCAGGGGTCGAGCACACGTCGCCCAACAATTACGTCAACCGGACCTTGCGCCGGAATAGCTTCGGTGCTCATTTTTCCTCCTGTGCCGGCGCAAGGCCGGTTACGTCAGCGTTATGCCTCAAAACCAGCCCAGTTCCGTTGCACGCCTTACACTTCCACGGATATGCGTATCCGCTGCCGCCGCAGTTCTGGCAATCAACCGCGTCCTTGTGCATCACAAACTTTTGTTGGTTCGCGCATTCGGTCGGTTTGTACTGGTACGCGCAAACCTTCTCCGCACTGCATGTTTCGCATCTTCCGTTCATAGTTTTTTGGACTCCATCGCCAGATAGATTTTCTCCAGAAAAGCCGCCGACAACACAAAGTCACCGCGAGCCAACATGATGTCGTACGCTGCGCCGATCATTTCCCGCGTTACCGCCGTCTCGCCAACGCCGACTTTTGGTTCCTCGAAAAGCAGTCGCCCGGCCTCCATTACTTTTGCGTTCCCGTGGTTGTAGCAGCGCGTCCCGTAAGCGCGAATCCACTTCAGTTCGCAGTCCGACCACACAATCCCGCCAACCAGGTCTGGGTGGTCTGTCTTCTCTACTTTCAGCTGGTCATACGGTTCTTTTCGCTTCATCGTTTCATCCTCAAAAGGCATAACACGTCAGTCAACCGGATGCTTCGCCATAAGAGCCGACGAGCTGCTGACTTTTGCGTTCTGCAGCAAGTCCAGCCTCCTGTAGCATTTCACCGTATTCTTTCACGGCTTTCTCCGCAACGGCTTTCAGCGCCACGTCTTGCCGGTTCAGCGCATCCTCCACCAGTTCGCTAAATTTTGCCTTGATCGCGGCGCACAAGTGAGGCACTAGCGCGTCCGGAATCTCGTGGTAGTTCTTCGCGCCGTTGCTGTACTGGTGGTACACGGTCACCGAACCAAGGCTCAGCGACCTCAGCTCCTCCACGCCACCGCCGCCACCACTGTATGGGCTACCGATCAGCGCCGCCCATGCCAAGCAATCAGTTTGATCGCGCTTCGCCGCGTTGTACTGCTCAATCTTTGTTGCCATCTTTGCTTCGTCTTTATCCATTTCTTCTATCCTCATTGTTAAAAACATCGCTCAAACGCTCCCCGCTAAAGCGGTTTCATGCAGCAAACGCAACGCGCAATTCCGTCTTCAGCCTCTTTTTCAAGAGAAACTGCCGACGCTATGCAGGCTCTCGCCAATCCTTCAGGTGACGCTGATTTCGCATATTCGCGCCATTGCTGCGCCGATTCGATGAGCTCCAATTGGCGATGAGTGGGCTCAAGCAGCAATTCATTCTGCACTTGCGCGCCAGTCATGTTGGATCCTTCCGTTGAATACTCTTAGCCAGCAGCCACTTGTCTCCAAGATACTGTATCTGCCGAATCCACCCACGGCGCAGGTGATTAACAGAGCGTCGGGTGTTGTAATCAGTTCGAGGAAATAGTTTCACTGCTTTGCGTGCTAGTGTCATAGTATTCATTTTTGTTCCTTTCAATTGAGATTTTGTGTCTATTCGACTGTTTATACCTCTACAACGATCTCCCACGGTTCAGTAATCATCTTCTCTGCATCTTCTTTTGTTTCCCACAATCCGCGATGTTTTAGCGATACATAGAATCTGTGGTGGTCATCTTTTACCCATACAAGACCGCTTGTGCATACGCGCTTCCTTACAGACGGGTTAACTGTAACGGCAAACATTCAAATTACCTCCAAAAGTTAAACCAAGATACTCTTCATTGAAGAAGATAACTGTGCCCTCAGCTTCCTCTCAATCTCTAATCTAATCTTATCCTTTAGATTTTGACTGTTGCTAAGCTCTTCTTTTATTATTTCATTGACAGCAGATTGCCAATGGAGCCTAACTTGATCTTTTATGTAAGCCCCTGCGCCGTAGCCCACAGTTTGACTATCAATGGCGGCCTTAACTTTTTGCTCAATTGCGTTGCGAATTTCATCCTCATTCACTTCTATTTCCATCTTCACTTCAAATTACCTCCAAAAGTTTAACAATGTACCCAAGTACAAAGCCCATGGCGATGGCGTAGATTATTTTGGTTTTCATATTCCGTTCTCTAGCTCTTCTGTTTGAAATTCAGCGCAATAATTAACACATGCAACAATCCTTCGTGCTGTTTCCTCGGCTTCGCACGGTTCGCCTGGCACTGCTTCTGCTATCCATTTTCCATCAGAATCGAGTATGTACCACTCTCGGTCACAGCCTTCTCCATAAGTAAGCGGTGTTTTCATTTCAAAACGTGCCTAGTCACTGTTACACCTTGCGCTTGCCCGATAACTGTAGTGCCACTAGGAAGTGATGGCATTGTTTCAGGAATGAATCCGCTTCCATTTCCTCCCGTAACGCGGAGATGCTCAACCTCTACTTTTGCGCTGTTAATAATCGTTTGCGCGATGTCTGATATAGCCTTGGCACGGTCAATCTCGAGCGGATTGCTTTTGTCATTTAGGCCACGAAGCGCGTCAAAAAGATGACCACGAAGGTCGGTGATTGTGTTTGTTGTCATGATTTATTACCCCTCTGGTAACGGTTTAATTTACGGTTAATTGCCCCAACAAGCTGGGTTGCTAGTGCTACTTCTTTTGGCAAGCGATGCACAGAGTTCCTGCGCAGGTTTTCACTGCGTGAGATACATTCAAGATTCTCAATAACGATGTTCTTCGGGTTGCGATCCTTGAACACAATCAGCATGCCAGGAGGAATCTCACCATAATGTTCAATCCATAAAAGCCAATGGACGTTCACATAATCTCTCCTTGATTCTCCAGTGTCTGCAACTTTTCGTTGTAGATAACCTTCGTCGGTGATTCTCTCATGGCCTATTGGTTTCCATTGATGCGGCCTGTTTCCTTTTTTAAATCGTGTCTCTGAGTTTCTTCCACCAGCATTAAATCCTTTTAATCCATAGTTCCACGGCTTATGGCCAGGCTTGAATGAGGTTTTGTTGCCAGGTTTGAAGCGAATATCAACGCCATGAGTCTTGGCTTGCAAATCTTTATTTAATGGTTTGCTCGTCATGTTTTATTTGATTTCTTCGTCACTCGTTTTGTATGCTTCACAACATCGGCATATTCGTCCTTTAGTTCAATAGCCAATGACAATTCACGCCGTGCATCAAACAACATGTTTGCCACCTTGTTCAAAATGCCGTGCATCTTCACCAGCATTTCAGCCTGCTCTTTGTAGGCTCGTTCACTATCTCCAGACAAAAGCGACGTCTCACGGTAGCACACCACGCCGTCGCCCCAGTCGTTTTGGTTCGCATACTCGGCGCAGTAGCAGGATTCGGCGCATGGGGTATGCCGCGGCACTGGCACTAATAGACCGTGCTTCACAGCCGCGTCTTGTATCTCCCAACCCCCTAGATCACCGGCGGGCCACGACTCCATAATCTCTTGCGCAAAGGCGCGGAGTTTTGCGTTTTCGGATTCTAGTTCGATTACATTATCTAACGGTACTAGAGCTTCATAAAAAAGCCCGTCAAGATCCCAACCATTAGCGATTATCTTGTCTTCTGTTATTACTGATTTTGGCGTGTCAATTCTTCTCCACGCAACAGGTTCAATACATTTTTCAATCATGGTTTATTCCTCACCAGTAAAAACTTCAACAACACGATTAAAAATATCATCATGGTCAGACTTCGTTGCTTTCTTTTCTAGCCATGCCGCTTGTTTTCCTCTAGATTCGAGGATGTCGTAAAATACTTCGTAATACCCGTAGTAATCATCTGGATTGTCCGCCTTTGGATTTGGTGGGTATTTCTTGCACTTGATGACACCTATAAGGCATGGAATGCCTGCAAGGCGATGACTTATTGTTTCTTTGTAGTTGGTTTTTAGCGTTTGATGGATCCTAAAAATTCAGCCTTGGATGGTAAATTAAATAGATGTCCGAACACCGCTACGTTTCATCAAAATCCTTGCGGCTGGCTCTTTTGGTTTTCCATCTCGTCTATAAACTCAATAACAACAGCCTCGTGCTGCATATTGGCAATGTTGTAGACATCATCGGGCAACTCATCAGGAGATTCAGCCTGGATTGAGTTTTTGCTTTCAACGTCAAGCTCATAAGACATATTAGCTTGAATGTACTTTCCATCTTTACACGCGACAAAGACTTTTGTCTCGTAGTACGTTCTGCTATATCCGATGGTTTCAATAACCCCGCTATTAACATAGTCACCAACAGTTGAGACTACAATTTTTTCCTCTCCTAGCTCTAATAGCGTATTTCTACGAAAACGTAATTTGTCCACGCATACATAATGACCCCGGCCACAAAAAAAATGCCCAAGCCATCCGCGTTCTGTTCTTTTTACTTTGCGTTCCATTTTTCACCTCATTTGTTTTGATTAGCCACCAGCGCACACATAGTCGCTGAACCTACATGATCAGTGCCATAAATTGCACAACGTGCCCTTACTGGATCAGCGCCATGCTCGACCATGCTAACAATGGCTGCATCGCTATTTACGGTAACTGCGCCAAAAGTCATAGAAAGCACTATCGCTACAGCAGCGGCCAAGCCCCATATTCTCAACCAGTATTCGTTATCGTTCATTTTTTCACCAGTGGCGAATGCGCCTCTACTAGCTGTTTGCAAGATGGGCTACGATGCCCGTGATTTCTTTCTAAAGTTTCGTGATCTCATAGTGTTTCCTCTAAGTTATTTTCTTCAATGGGCGGGGCAAAACTACTGGCTGCGGGTACTGCGGGCACTGCCACTGGGGTGGCGAACGAAGGCCATCAGCCTCAGTGCGATACCTATAGACTAAAGACACTGCTGTAACCGTAGTTGCCAACAGGGTGAGGGTGGCCCCTGCGGCGATCCAGTCGGGGCTCTTGCGGGTCATGGTATTCCCCGGGCGGCGTCAAGCAGCGTATCCAGCTCTTCATTGGTTGTGACACCCGCCTGTTCGAGCCGCTCCATCAGCTCTAGTGCTCGGGCCACATCCGCCGCGGAGCTAGGCAGGTCGGAAGCCGCCGCATGTTTGAGCACCGCGCATGCCTCTGCTATCCCGCCAATGCGCTCCACTGCGTCGGCGAGCGTTTCCATATCGGCCACACAGGCGGGTATGTCCTCCCAGGCGCTCAATATCGCCTCCTCTTCTGCCGTAGGCTGGAGGGCCTCGATCATATCAATCAGCGGCATGAACTCGTTAGGCAAATCGCACCGAAGCGCGGCAATCGCATGGCCGGGGCTCATGCACTTCAACAGTTGCGGGGTTAGGCTCATGATTTCTCCTTTGGGTTCGTAATTACTTCTTTGAGTTGCGGTGCGGGAAAAAGTTCCGCGTTCCGGGCGCGAGGCGGCGGGGTACTGCCACGGATGCCGGGCGCGAGGCGGCGGGGTACTGCCACGGATGCCGGGCGCGAGGCGGCGGGGTACTGCCACAGTTGCACAGGCACCGCGCCACTACTGCCACATGGGCGGCTCACTTCGCATCCCGGGCGGATCGCAGCGCGGCGATGTCGGCGCGGAGCTGCGCGGCCCGCTCAATCAGGGGCAGGATTACAAGAGCTTCCACTGCCGTTGACTGGCTGAGGGCGTCGAGTAGTTCATCGCGCAGGTTGTTGACGTCTATCAGGGCGCTGGCTAGTATGGTGCTCGTGTCCATGATTACCCCCTCACTTTAGCCGCGCGCCTTACCCGGGCGGAGCGCAGCGCAGAGCGCGCCTTACCCGGGCGGAGCGCAGCGCAGAGCGCGCTTTTTGCGCCTTAGTCGGCGATAAGAAGTCGAGGTATACGCTATCAGGCGCCGCGGACAAATCAGCCAGCGCGGCAAGCACTGCGCCGGGCACGTATCCCGCCATCTGATCCGCCTGCTCACGTAGCCATCGCGCCGCATGGCTCGCTTTGACACTAAGCCCCGGCGTTTCTAGCCGCACCGGCAAACCGGTTCGGGGGTGAGCAATGACGCAATCTTCGGGATCCCATCCGGGGATGGCTTTCAAGAGTAACCGCTCGGTTTTTTGGGCGCGCTGCCAGTCGGCGTGGTTGATGTCGCGGAAGTATTGCTGGATTGTCTGTTCCATCTTTTCGTCTCCAGTTAGTTGGTGTGCGCACTGCCACGAACGCCGGAGCGTAGCGGTTCCACTGCCACAGATACCGGCCGCCGTTCACGTAGCGCCAGGCAATAAGCCGCCAGCCAGCGGGCGGCGCGGCGGTTTCGCTGCTGGGTTATCCAGTCGGTTTGATTCATGCTACACCCCCGGCAGGGTTTGTATGCTGGGCGCATGGTCAATAATCCTGCAATGCTTCGCGCAGTTCGGCTATCTGATCAAGGGTGAACCCCTTGAGCATCTCGGCCATTTCTACGCACGCTTTATAGGTGCTGCTCGCTTTTATGCTGTCGCTGTTATATCCAAACTCATCGCACCAAACATCAAAGGTCATACTCGCGGCTTCAGCGTCTGCCAGCATGCTATATAACACGTCGGCCGCTGATGGCGCTACCGCCCCGCTTCCTTTGCGGCGCCCCAGCCCTGTGAAGTAGTCAATCCCGACCGGCCCTACGCCGATACTCACCCGCCAGGCGTCAACCCGCTGGCCCTTGCCATCGATGCCCCAGTCGGTTTTTGTGACCTCACCCGCGTACTGTGCGGAAAACGGGACGCCGTAGGCCTGCAAAAGTTCGTCAACTTTGTTTTCTATCTCTTTGCTCATGACTTTATACCCCAAGAATTGAAACGATTAAACTGCCCAAAATTACAACCCAAAACACAAACTTATCTTTATCAAATCGGCGGCCCCGCCGGGCTCTAATATGGCGGGCCTCCCACTGTTGCCGCGCGGGCCGCCAGCGACTAGGTGGCCTCATGCTTCGCCCCCTGCTGGCACGTCTAGCGCCTTCCTCTGCCACTCTGAAAAACTGAACGTGTTTATTCTGCGCACGCCCGTAGCGGCCAGGGTGCGCCCGCGCTTGATGGTATAAAACGCCCCTTCTTTGTAGACGTTGCAGCCAGTAATTCCTACGCCCCAAAGATGCGCCAGCAGTTCCCGGCGGGTTCGTGGGTGAGCGGATGGGTTTTTGGCGGGTTTTATGTTCATGCTTCGCCCTCCCTAACTTGCTTGATAGCTGCATCCCTTGACGCAGCGCGCACGTATGCCGTGATTACTTCATCATCAACACGCGCCCAAACGGCCCAAACATTGCCAGGCGTGCCCCAGTACGCGCCTCCACGGTCATAGCCATCGCCGCCCCCTTGGTGTCTGGCATGCAGGCGCTTGAGGCCCTGCAGGTTAGCCGGGTTGCCGCCATGGCGGCCCATAGGTGAGCCGTATTGGCTGTTTACTTTTGGAAATGGGTTGAATTGTTTCATTTCTTGATGCCCTCCATCAACTGCCGCTGACCCGCGCGGCCCGGTCAATCAACATACTGCGGCGCCCTGCAACGTAAGGCAAGACAAGGCGCCGGGATATGTTGACGGCGTCAGTAACCCGGGCAGGCGCTCCAATAGTCAGATTCACGGGCCACAATCGTGGCGAAGTGTTCCGAACGCTCTCGCAGATAACCGGCAATACTGGCACGCACGGCTGCGCACACGGCTGGTGTGTATCCACCCGGCTGGGCTTTGGCTTCACGTATCAGGGCGAGCGCGGCCTTATTGGTTTCATGGATTGCCGCGCGCGCTTCTATAATGTCTTGTTCGGCCCTGTCTTTTGCTTCATATTCGCGCGACTCGTCTGCCTCTATCTCTGCGTAATAATCCGCGCTTTTGGCCGCACCACGGCAGGCTTGATCATGCTGCTCTTCGGTGGCGCCCTTCGGTGCCCTCTCTGCATCGTTGATATAGTAAACTGCGCCATCGGTGCCGGTGTTTACTGTCGCCGGTATGTACAATGTCCCGCGCGGGCAACGCATGCGGTATACATGGCCCACGATTAGCGCATCCTGATAGTTATCGGCATACCATCCAGAATGATCGAACGAGCGCGGAAATAGCGCATGGGCCGCGCCAAGCGGCTGGCCGTATTGGCCTAGCGTTTCGCTGTATATCTGCCCAGCCGGGCCGCGTGCGTTACTTGGCGCCGCGAATGTGCGGCGGTTCGCCCAATGGCGCCAGCCCGTGCCCGGGTGTTTGGCGGCCATTGCACGATAGTGCTGTAATCTCTGCTTTGTCGTTTTCATGGTTTTACCCCTTAAATATTACGCTGAAAAAGTTTCCCACTTTCGCCCAAGATTGCCAGCGATAGGCAGTCAACTGCGTGGTAACACATATCCATCCCGCAACCATCGATGCGTGCGCCCCGCTCTTGCTGGCTTCGCTTCATGCCGGCAATGCCCAGCGTAGCCATGGCCCATGTTAGATATATCGGATAACCATCCATGAATGCGATAACGTCAATCCTGCGGCTCATGCCAGACTTGGCAACGGAGCGGACTATTGTGAACAGCGTATCGCCCGGCTGGATGTACTTCTTGAGGGTTGCCATCGCTTCAGCTTTGTCGGCTTGTGTTGGCTTTGCGGTCATTTCTTAATTCTCCCATTGGTTAGAGTTGCAATAAGTGTTAAGCTATTTACATGCCAGCTTGTGAGTGCTAATAGAATCAACCACTTAGCAACTGGCATAGTATTTGCCCTATGACGTAAAAGGTCACACGGGTGACAATTTTTGCGCGCGAGTGACATAAAAGGTCACTTTCCTTCGGGCGAAGACTTGCGCAGGCCATCGCGCACGGCGTGCCATAGCGCCAGGCCGCCGGGTTCCTTTACTAATTGGGCGCGCACTTGGTTGCAGGTGCGGCAAATAGGTTGCAAGCCATCGGGTTGAGGCGCGCAGGCGTTATAGGCTTCCGGCTGTTTCAAATGATGGCACGCGGTGCACCTCTTTCCAATGGCTTTATATTTTTCCAGCTTGGCGTTTATGCGGGCCTGCTTGCGGCCTTGTTTGGTTTGCGTTGCGAATAAAAACTCACGTTGGGCGGTTCCGCGAGCTTTTATCACGGCCTGATCTATAGGTAGCATGCTGCATAGTGTACATGTATGACTACCAGGCGAGTAATCCCAGGATGGTTTATCTTGCCCGCAACATAGGCAGTTAACGGCGGTTTCTCGTTTAGTCATTTTAGTATATCCTAGCTAGTTAAGAAATAATAACACGTTAATCAGTGCTATTCAGGTGGGTATGCTACACTAATTTTTTTTCTGTTGTCAACTACTTTTTTAGTATTAACTAATTATTTTAGAAAACCCTTTATTTTCAAGTACTTACATTTTTACTTTTCGGCGCTCGTGCGCACTAACCAGATTGATCGGCTTTTTTTTCTACAGTCAGGCGCGCGGCGGGTGAGGTACTTAACTAATTACACTATTATACATATAAATTTTTCGCGGTTTCGCGCTGGTATGAATAGTTAAATACCTAGCCCCAAAATCTTTGCGGCTGTAGTGTTTTTCATTGAATAATATAACTAATTATATATAGTATAATAAATACTTAACTATTGGTTTTCCTCTTTCCTTGTGGAATCAGTGGCTTACGCGCCCCGGCCGCCATGCTTAACTAAAACGACTTTTTTAATTAGTGCAGCTTTATAATGAATTAGTGTAGAAAAAGCCCTAACTTTTCGCACCATTTTACCCAGCCCCCGTGCACTAGCCCACTAGCGCGGTGCACTATCCGCACCATCGCCCGGGCGGCCAGCCCCCTAGCCCTTCGCTGGCATCTCCCCCGCCCTTCCTCACGCCCTGCCCTATGCCGCCGTCATACCGGGCCGCCTTGCCGCCTTGCCGCCTTGCCGCCTTGCCGCCTTGCCGCCTTGCCGCCTTGCCGCCTGTAGCCCCTGT